GGGTTGAATGGCGTTTATTTCGTAAAGTTCTTTTAGTTTTTCAGTCTTTTGCGCCAGGTCAATTTCTGCCAGTTCTAAGGTGCCGTCAGATAATTTACCGGCCCGCAAAAGCTTTGCTAAATTATTAACTTGTTCTATAAGTTCCAAAAATTCTATTTTCTGCTCTTCTTTTGTCAGGCTTTTACCTACGGATAAAGTAGGCGTGTTAACGTTGGCTCCCCACAAAACGGCGCTGCCTTCGTACAGTAGAATTTGTTTAATTAACCTGTATTCGTCCGCCTTTCCTTTGTTCTGCACTTCGCTTTCCACGGTCTTAAAACCTACGCTATGCTGGTTTATATGCCCGGCGCTATACATTATCAGCATGTCTTTACCCAATGTAGTTTGCGGTATTTGCGTAACGCCTACCAGGTAATCTTTTTCTACATACAGTTCACTAAACTTTGCAATGGCACTTTTCATGCTGGCATCATGGTCGGTAAGGTGCCAAATCAAGTTTGCGCCCTTCGGTCCACGTTCTGCCATAGTCCGGTTATACGCCTTAGCATGTATTACGTCGTTATCGTAGTCAAGGTTGCCCATAGACGAAATAGCCACCTTTACGCGGTTAGCGGTCGTATCTACATCAAGTACGCCGCCGTTTATGTTTTTAATGCTGTAGTTTGTCATATCGTTATAGTTTGCGGGCGCCTTATTTGTCCCGGAAATATTACTACGGTTGTTTTGCGTTTAGGGATAAGGTTATCGTTTGCGTCCCTTTTAAAAGTATAGGACGCATGACAGCGGCAGTTAATTACGCTTTCCGCCTTGCCGCGTGGATCCCCTGGAAAAGCTAATTGGTCGCCGTTTCGCGGATCGTGAAAAACGTCGCCGGCGTTAATTTTGATACCGTCCAGGCTCCAATGATCCGCGTGGTCCTTCATTCCGTTAACCGGATTACCGCGGACGCGGTTATCTTCGGCGCTTTGCCATTCCTTCATTTGTTCGTACTCGCTGGTTTCCGCCTGCGCCGTACTGCCAACATTAGCCGCCCGGTTTGTTTCGGTTCGCACTATCCGGGCCGCCTGGTAGCGTAAAAAAGGCCAATCTTCCAGCCTATCCACCATTTGATCTATAGACCAACCCGCTGCTTCGCCACGGCTAACCGCTCTTAATAAAGCCTGCTGCGTCGTCCTGGATATTTCGAAGGTTACCTTTTCAAATAGGTAGCGCTCTAAATATTCCAAAATAAACTTTGTCCACTCATAGTTAAAACCAAACCCCTTTTGCTCCATGCGCACCGGTGCCGCCTTTTGTCCGCGGGTTTCGGGTAATAAACGGCTATACGTTATCTGTGCCCACCTACGGCCAACTTTTGCGTAAAGGTCCTTTATTACCGGGCCTATTTTATCATTGCCTACGTTTACCGCCAAGTAATTACGGGCCGCCGTGTAGCCGCTGGCGTTTAGGACGGCAACAACTTTATTTACCTGGCTTTTTAGTGCCCGGTGTACCTTCGGCGAATAATATGCCTCAAACCGGGTATTAATCCGCTCGTACTGTTCTATTTGTGCGCTTTTACTCATATTCTTTTTTCGTTGGTGCCTCTTCAAATAGCCGCTTTGCGTACATGCTGCGTAGTGCGTCTAACCTGGCCTTTTCACGTTCGCAACCGCGGCGCTCCATTTTGGTACGCGGGTAACGTTCGTAAACTTTCTTTTTAATTGTCGGGTTCGCCGCCAAAATCGCCTGCGCTTTCATCTTCGTTTTGTGTTTCGTCGGTTTCTTCAGTTTCGCCGTCCAAATCCCTTTCGTTTAACGCGGCCGCCATTTCTTGCCCTGCCTGGAAATCTGCCAGCGGTACGTACCCGGCGCCACTCTTTACCCACGGCTTACTTAATTCCGGGTCGCCTGTGGCTGCCAGCCCGCATAACTCCCTTTGTTCGTCGGGTATCTGAACTATTAAATTATTGGTCCACTCGCTCGTCTCCTTAACGTCTGCCTGTAATTCGGGGTAACATGAAATATCGTAATCAATTACGGTGCCCGCAGGTAGCCCCCACTCTAAAGACCCTTTACGGTTTAAAAGGTTTTTAGTCTCATTTAAACGCGGTATTGCACAGCGGTTAGTTAGCGCCTTTTCAACTTCCTTTTGCGTGTTATATGTCCTGCTTTCCGGGTCATTCATTAGCTGTGACGGTACGCCGTAGATATTACAGAAAAACCGTAAATCTAAGTAGGTGCTGTTTATTATTTCCATCTCTTCGCTGGTCATGCCGATAGCTTCGTAACCCATTTCGTACCCGGAAATACCTATGCGCCCGCGGTTGTGTGCGCCGCTCCATTCCGACATTAGGCTTTCTTTTAGCTTCCGTACTTCGGGCAAAACCAGGTCGCCGTCTACATTGCCCACCTGGTTACGCATAAACATAATACCTTTGATACCTTCATTTTGAAAAGTGCTTGCTTCCGCTTCCGTTAAACTGTTATTCTTTTTTAAGCGTAAAAGCGCTGCGCGTAGCGGTGCCATACCGTAAAGTTCGGACCCGTTTACCTGCCAGTTAGGATTGAAATACTTATCGTGCGCTACTTCGGTGGGCAGGTAGTTAATTGCCCAAACCGGGATATAATACCCGACGGCGTTTGCCGGAAAAGTATTACTGCTATAGATACTTACTATCTGCGGCGGTAAGTTCCGCAGGTCATACGGTACGCCTTTATTTAACCCTTCCTTTAGCGGTTTGCCTAAAATATAACGATTGCCGGTTAACAGTTTAAACGCTACGCCGTTACCTACAAATTCGTTAAAAGTCTCCGTTTCGTTTGGATATTTCAGTAATTCTGCCCATTTGCCGCCATTTTTGACCGGCGCCAGCGCTTTAGACTGTAGCGCCAACACTTTGTTATAGTCCAGCGCTGTAAGGTCCTTTTTGCTTTTCAGCGCGTTTAGTTGCTTGTAGGCTTGTTCGTCCTGAATAGTGTAAAGGCCGAAAGGCGCTATTTTTACTTTATCTGTAATCAGATTAACGATACTGTAGATAATATCATTAACATTGTACCCGTTCGTTATATAGCTTTGAATATTGTCGTCGTAGCCGATTAACCGGCCGTTAATCATTTGCATTTGGGGCAATGCGTGGCTAACTGGTTTTAACTGGTTTCCGGTTTGGCGCAACTCCGTTAACCTCTTGCCTATTATCGACATTAATTTGTATTTGTATTGATAAAGTTAATGTTTCTACCGAATTGTGCGCCGCTTTTACGATCTGCAAAACCAAATCCAGCGCCCACTCTATTAAAAGTAAAGGTATAAAAATAAGGTATAGTAATTTTCTCATATAGTTAAATGGCGTCCGCCGTCATTACGAATTTAGGTTTTAATTCAAAATAAATGCGCATTAGTATAGCGTCCCAAAAATCCGGGCTGCGTCCTATCGCCTCTTTTATTTTATCCTTCGACATAAGGCCCTTTTTTAAATCGCTGTCCAAAGCTTTCTGCTTTACCTGCTCAAACTCTTCTATTATTAGCGGCTGCATTTCTTCCGGCGCTTCCAGGTAAATTTGGTTGCTGTTTATTAGTTCCGCCATACGGAAACCGCATTGGCTTTTCAGGTTATCAAAGTTCTCTACTACCGGTTTGCCGTTTGCGTCGGTCGGTTTCTTAGGGTCCGCCATTGGTCGGCTGTTATTTATAAACCCTTTAAACCCGCCAAAATCTTCTACGCCGCTGCCCATGCCGTCGCTGTCTACTATAACGTCCATCTTGCCCACTCCCAGGCGGTGCCGGGCCGCGTCTATGTTCGTCGTTGTTACGGTTAGCTTTTCCCGCTTGTAGGCGCTCACCTTACCGCGTAACCCGTCCCACTCAATAATAACAATACGGTCGCCACCTAATCGGGCTATGTCCGCCGTTATACATTTACGGCCGCCCGGTACGTGGCTATTATTGAAAACGTCGCAGCCCTTTTCATAGTCTATTAACGCCGCCGGGTCAGTGTCCGCTTCCCAATTACCTAACAGTAAGCGCTCGCGTTCGTTTTTACTTAAAGTCCTTTCTAAGTTTTCCAGGTAGCCCGCAGGTAGCTTTTTGTTATCCGTTGGTAGCGCCTGCACAAACTGGCGCCACGGTTCTAAGGTGCCCGCCCGAAACGGTTTGTAATACTGGCGGTATAGGTAGTTTTTCGCCGGGTTGCATGTCTGTAATAGTTTAGGGTGCAGTCCGTAGACGTCGTTTTTCCAGCGGCCTATACTTGCCGCCAGGTTGTTCTTACACGGCTCTTCAAATTCGCCCGCCTCTTCAATCCATCCGCGGGTTATTTGCATAGATCCGAACCGGTAATATTCCGGGTCTGAAGGTAGGTAGGTGGCGTCCAGTAAATAAACTTTGCTGCCGTTATACAATTTAAAATAGCTATCCTGCCCGTTATACGTCCAATATTCCGGCCCTACCTCCCAATGGTTAAACACTTCATGTATTGACGGTATAGTAAATTTCCGCAGGTTCGTTAAACTTTTACGGGCGATAAAGTAGTGCGTTTCCGGGTAGATCAGTGCGTCGCCAAAGATTAGCGAAACGCCTAAATAGCTTTTGCCGTTGCCTTTGCTGCCGCCGTAAACTATGTCAGACGTTATTTTGTCCAGCCATAACGCTACTACGCTTTTTTGTTTGTCGTTGCCGTGCGTGTCAAACTGCAATATTTTGGTTTTCTGCTTGCTCAATTATTTCGAAGGTTAACGGTAAAATAAATTTGCCCCTATACCCGGCGGCCCGCAGTTTACTTATGCACTCTTCGGCAAAGTTCCATGCCAGTAAAACAATGTAATCCGGTTGGTCGAATTGTAAAATATTAAGCGGATATATCGGTACGCCGGTACCTGGTGAAAATTTGCCCATCTTTTCCGGCGTTTGGTCAATTATGTAGCTAATATCAGCGCTGGTGACACCCGCACAATTCAAAAGGGTATTGCCTTTAGCGCTGGCGCCAAATGCGCCTATTTTAGCGCCGTCTGCCTGTAGTTCCTTAATCTTTATCCTGAACTGGCTAATTGTTTTACGTACCCGGTGCGAAAAGTACGTATACGCATTTACTTTGTGATACCGGCCCGCCGTTTCGGCGTGGCTGAACTCTTCAAAACACTTGCGCCCGCGGCCGCTGTCCTGTAGTCCTATGCTTACGCGAACGGATCCGCCGTGTATGTCCTGCCGTTCTATGGCCTGGAAATATAGCCCGCATTCGTCTAATAGCATTGCCAGCGGTGAAATGCTGAAATAACTTAAATGCTCAAAGTAGATAGTATCAAATGCCGTTTTTTCGATAAAGTCGATTAGGTAGGGAAATTCCAGTACCAAAACGCCGTCCGGTTTTAATACCAGCGCTGCCGCCTCTAAAAACTCTTTTACGTTATCTACGTGGGCAAAAACATTCGTTGCCGTTATTACGTCCGCTTTTGGGAAATGGTTTTGTATCAAATGGCGGGCGGCAGCAAAACCCCAAAACGTGTTAAACATTTTCACGTCTTTATCCGCGTTTATCTTCGCCAGGTTAGCCGCCGGATCTACGTTAAGAACTTTGCACCCTATCTCCGCTTTAAATTCGGCTAATAACGTGCCGTCGTTTCCTGCTATGTCGATTACAAAACTATCCGGCGTTAAATGCCGGGTATACTTTAGCTGCTTTGCCATTTCGCGGCAATGCGATACGTAGCTGCCAGCAATGCCGGACCGGTAAACGTAGTGCCCGAATAACGTTTGCGGGTCAATCACAATGCTAAGTTGTGACAGCCCGCAACTTTCACACAATAGCACTTTTAGCGGGTAACGCTGCGGCTCTTCGTCCGCTGTGCTGGTAAGGTTATTACTTAGCGGCATCATGCCTAAATCAAGGTATTGCACCATTTCAGCGGATCCGCAAACGCGGCAGTTAGTATGGATTTTAAAAGACATTGGATAAATTTACGTTTTCTTTTTGTGGCTGCGTTTTGGTGTTTCGCCTTCCTTCAAATATGAAAAACTGCCTATTCCGTCCGGTTTGTTTGCTAATATTGGATCAGCTTTTACCATAGCCTGGCAGTAAAAATAATTATTACAGGCTACGCCGCCCACAATTTCCCACCCTTCCGCTAAATGGCGGTTTACTAATACCGTCACTTCATCCAATATTCTGCTTTTAATTATTAAATAATCCATTATTGTAAATTTATTAATTATGTACGAATAGTGTGCCGCGGACCGGTATAAACTTACCAGCGCCGTAACGCTTTATAATATCTTCAAAGAAAAACCAGTCCGCCGAATGTTCTAAACTATTCCAGCCTACTGCCTGCGCCGTATCGGTTTTTAAAAGTACGCCGCCGCAATCTACATGCCCACGGGCCAGCCTGGTAGGCTGCGTTTGCCAATTAATGTAAGAGTGCACCATAGCGCTACAATAAGTTGCAACTATAGCCCGGCCGCCGTCAAACGGCTTTAGCATGCGTTCAAAAAATACCGGTACATAGTAATTATCCGGGTTCGTAATTAAAACGTATTCGCTTTTTACTTTCTGTAGCCATTCCGCCCGGATAGCGTGCCCCCAGGCGCCCGCGTGCGTGTCCGTCTCTACAAAAGTTATCCGGTCGTCATTTACGGCCCTCACAAAACTTTCTGCGCCGTCGGTTTCCGGGCCATCATGTATAAGAATAAGGCGCCAATTCTTATACGTCTGCATAATCAGTGAAGATATTACCGCTGGAAAACTGCGGTAAATAGGGCAAATTATCGTTACGCCTGGCGCCTTATCTTCGGCCGCAGGGACGATAAAACCCCAAACCTTATTTAATTCATCTTCCCTTTTTAGTCGCCGGTGGTAACCTGTGTCAAATAGTGGGCTGGTTTCATTCGGCGCTACCTGTACCGCTTTTAGCTTCATCTTTCTAACCTGGTCAAGTAAAGTATTTTTATTCCATCTATGCTCAAACAAATAACAATGCTGTTTCGTGGTGACCGGATCCGCCGGAAAAACTAATTTGCTGGCGGTTTCTCTTGATATACTAAACCCGGTAGTGCGGATATGTTCGCGGACATAAGTAGATATTTCCATAGCCCGCACACCTTCGCCGGGTTGCAATGCAAAGCTATCCAGGTAATCCGGGCGCATTGGAAACGTATCATCGGTACACCAAAGTAAATTTTGCCAGTCCGTAGGAAAACCCGGCAGGCGGTCCCTGCAAACGTCTTGAAATGCGCCAATATCAAAACCTATGTTTTTACGGTTTATTATTGTTATGTTTTCATACTGCCCGTTTATTGCCATTATCGGTTCGCCTGTATGTATTATTACTACCTTTTTAGGGCTCTTTGTTTGTTGCAATATTTTTACCCATTTCGCTAAATTGGCGTAACGGTCGTAAAGTACTATTACCAGCGTGTCGATTTTGCCTGTCATAAGTGCTCAAATCTAAATTTTGCAGAATGTTCAATAGCGGCGTCTAAATCCATCCAATCTGAATATTCATCAGCATACCATAGCCGGGCGCCGTCCCTGCCTTTAATAACTATACGGCCTCGTTCTATCTCCACTTTGTTTTTATAAACTGTGTGGCAAAGTTCTTTTTTTGAAACAGGGTCGTATTTAAAAACAACATCGGACTTTAAAGAATATACTTCATATTCATCGCGGGAAGGATGCCCTACAGCTATTAGCAAGGTTTTTCTACCGTCTAATACAAAACATTTATGCTTTGTTTCATCTTCGTTTTTATAGTTGCTGGGTTTTACTTCTACGTAAATACCTACGACTGGTAAATAAAAATCTGGCAAATATTTCTGCCCGTTACTTAGGGCATACCCTTCCGGCTCATATTGATATTCAACTCCCAAAAAATCAAAATAAACTGCCCATTTTGCCTCCAATCTTGAACGGTAGTAGTTGCCCTTATAAAATGTATTTATTGCTTTTATCATAACAAATGTTTTATTGATTGTTTGCCTTCAAGTAGCCTGTAAGTATGCCAAACGTAAATACTTTCCATCAATAGTATTTTACCGCCGGCCCGCAATATCCTTTTACTGAAATTCGTGTCCACCGTTAGGCATTTGCGCCCTTCGTCGAACGGGAAACGCCGCCAGGTTTCTACGCTGAACAACATTAAAAAGCCAGCTACGGACCGGTTAACCTGTTTTACATTCAAAGCGCCGCTAAGATTATCCGCCGCTAGTAAGTTGCGGGCTATGTTTATGTGATCCGTTATCGTCGCTACCTGTTCTTTTCTGCCGAATAAATATTGCTGCGGTACGCCATCCTTTACCCGGCTCCCGTAACAAACGAATAGCGTTGCGTCTGGGTATGCCTGAATATATTCGTACATGCGCTTTACCTGGTTCGGATCTAACAACATGGCGTCGTAATCCATTACGCAAACCCAGTCCGTAATCGGCAGGTTTTTTATAGTGCTGTTATAGGCTTTTGCCAGGTTCTTATCTATACTAAACGGACTGATAAAATGTATATTCATAAATGCGGTATGGCGAATATATAGGTATTTTTTCAGATACCGAAAGAAAAAACCCGGCCGCATGTTATAGCGGACCGGGTACACCTTAAACAATAAACAACCATCCTTAATTTCTTAGTTCGTCCTTATAAATTATAAACAAGGCCGAAACGCCAAATAATAAAATGCCTAACGCTATCATTTTAATTTACAATTATTAACGCCGTACCCTTTTGTACCTTCCCGGAGTTGCGTAGGCGCTTCCGGGCTATCCAGACAAATAGCCACTTTGCTGCCGGTCGGGCGGCCTTCAAATGCGTGTGGCATTATTTCACATTCCCAACACGTGCGCCCTAATGGATCCGCTTTTTTACCGCAGCCCTGAAATACTACCAGCGCAAAAATAATAAGCACCAGCCAGGCCGCTATCAAGAAAATAAATTTATATGCTTTCATAATTAAGATTTTTTAGGGTTTGATACTTCCCACCGATAAGTACCTATTTCGCCAAACGGCGGAAAAGTAACTAACCGAACATGGTCATAAATTTCGTATAGTTTGTTTTGAAAGTTCTCTGCTTGTTTTAAGCGTCTAAAGCTTTTGCGTATTAGTTTCATGGTTCAAAGTTTTGCCGCCAAAACCCGCAGCGGTTAGGCTTGCGGGTCGGCGTTTGACCGGTCCAGCGGTTATTTTATCCGATAAGGATACTAAAATCGTTTCCTTTTAAAAATGCCCTTAACTGCACTTCTACAAATTCCAATTCTTTTAAAGTGCCTGTAGTGTTAAGGGTTTCAATCCAGATACCGTTTTCAAACTGATTTAAAATAAGAGTAAACATAATTTTTGCGTTTTTGATATATCAAAGGTAGGTATTGTTTGCGATACTGCAAAATTATCTTTCGTATATTGACTTATCCGGATAACGTTCAGCTAACCAGCGCCGCATATCAGTACTTAGCCCGCCGTCCGATACGCTTAAAAAGCTTTTACCCTGGACATACTTATCTATAGCGCTGCGCCGTAAGTAGTGGGTAACCTTTACGTCGCCTGGCAGTTCTGTATCGTTGCCGGGTATCTTGTTTGCATATAGGCTCTTTATTAAATACTCTTTGCTGGTCCAGTCCTGTAGCCCTACTGCATTTTCGTAGTAATCCGCCGTCATGTGCATAGGGATATGTAAATTGTAAAACCTGGCTTTTGGCCCTACCGCCTTAACGGTATTGGCGCAGGCTACGGCATAAGTACCGTTAAACTTTTTATCGTTTAAGGATCCGCTGTAATGCCGGGCCGAAAAGTCGGTAGGCTGTAAAATAAAATGATCGTCGGCAGCCTGCACAAATTCGTCCGCCACCTGGCAGGCGGCTAATGTTTTCAGGTGTATGTTTAGCTGCTTGCGCGGGCCATCGGCAAAAGGGATATATTCTACGTTTTGGATCCAGTCCGGTAAATAACCTACTATGATAATGCGATTAACGGCGGTATATTTAACGAAACTGCGGATACTATAGCGCAATTCGTTATTCTGCCAGGTGCTGCCCTTGCCTAACGTGTAGACTACTATCATTTCAAGATTTGAAAAATATGCCCATAAATACAAACTCCCATTGTTAGAAAATTATTAACAAATTTTAATCGTGGTCTATTTTTGTTTTTTAATCTGGAATATCTAAATTTCATAAATTTAATTTGCCCGTAAAATAGGTATTTTTTCCGATACCTGCAAATTTATTTTATTTCCATACCGCCGATTTGAGTAATAGCCAGGTTGCCACTCAATACATTTTCCACCCTTTCGATATAGCCGCGGCCCTTCCCTTTTGTCTTTAGATAAAATATAGTGCTTGATACTTCGCCTTCGCTTATTTGGCTATGTAATGCGCTTTCGGCAAAATCCAGCGCTATGTCCGCTATGCCTTCCACCGCTTTTTTATAAGCCGGATCCTTTACCATCCAGTAGTAGTGCGTGTCCCGGCTAATGCCTGTCTGCCTGGCGGCCGTAGTCACAATGCCCAATGATTGCTCTAAAGCCTGTACCATTCTTTTTTTAGCCGTGGCAGTCTGCTTAATGCCCGTGCCGGGCTTTTTTACCCTCTTTTTAACCATCTTTATATTGTTTAATTCTTGCCTTTACCGCCTTCATTAATGCCGCCTGTACGGTGTCCTTACTGCGTAGGGCAGCTATTACGTCTAAATCCATAGTACCGGCGCAAATAATATCGTGAACGATTACCGGCCGCGTCTGCCCTTGCCTGTGCAGCCTGGCGGGTAGTTGCTGATCCAGTTCTAAACCCCAATTCTTACCGAACCATGCGATTATATGACCGCCATACTGCAAATTTAAACCATGTCCGCCGCTCGCCGGGTGAATAGTGCCTACCTGTATTTTACCGTTATTCCAGTCCGCAAAATCTGCATTCGTCTTTAGCGCCCGCGGTTTATATGCTTTAAGGTACTTATTTATCCGGTCTAAATCGCTGCGAAAGTTATAAGCCACTAAAACGCTTTCGCCGTTTGCCTCTTCAATTATTTCTTCCAGCGCTGCCAGCTTTAAACTATGTACTTCGTGGTATACCTGGTTTTCGTCGTATACTGCGCCATTTGCAAACTGCAAAAGCTTATTACAAAGTACGCCTGCGTTTACCGCTGTTATCTCTTTATCCGCCTGCAATTTTAGTACCTGCTCTTTTTCAAACTGCTTGTAGGCTTTTAACCCTGCCGGATCCAATGAAACGGTAATCGTGTTGTTTATCCGGTCCGGTAAGGTCAAATAATCCGCCGCTTTCATACTTATACAAATATCTTTAATATTATCGAATATTTCACGTTCGTAAATACCCTCACCAAATACGCTGCTTTTATCTTCGGTTCGTAGTGTATAACCAAACCCGTATGGCTTTTTATTAAAATACTTTTCGCGGTAGCCTGTTATCGTTTCGCCTAACCGTTTACCGCGGTCCAGCAAATATACCTGGCTCCATAAACCCATTAAACCGTTAGGCGCTGGTGTGCCGGTTAGCCCGGTAACCTTTTTAATGCCCGGCAGGATGCGCCGCAGGCTTTTAAAGCGCCTGGCGCCGTTATCCTTAAAACTACTCAACTCGTCAAGAATAAGCCAGTCAAACGGGAAGGCGCTACCGTAAAACGCAATCAGCCACGGCAGGTTATCGCGGTTTATTACGTAAATATCTGCCTTCGCCTGTAACGCCTTAACCCTTTTGGTTTGGTCGCCTAATACCAGGCTAAAAGTCAAATGCCGTAAATGGTCCCACTTTGCGCCTTCCGCCGCCCAAACTTCCTGCGCTACACGTAGCGGCGCTACTACCAAAACTTTATAGCTTTCCATCCTGTTATACAGAACTTCATTAACGGCGGTTAACGTCGCTACCGTTTTGCCTAAACCCATTTCAAGGAAAACGCCGGCGCCAGGCATTTCTAAAATATGCTGCGTCGTGTGTTGCTGGTAGGTGTGCGGTTTATATTTCATCCTATTCTTTCTTTTATGCTGGCTTTAATCCAATCAATAACAAGTTTTAAACTCTCTTCGCTATCTAACACCCACACGTTATGCGATAGCGCCCTCAAATTATCGATAACTACGTCCTGCCTTGCATCCGGTGTTTTACCTGGTTTTTTCACTTCAATAAAATAAACTACTCCGGCAGGCATTACTACCAGCCTATCCGGTATGCCTGTAAAACCTGGCGTTACCAGTTTCAGGCATAGCCCACCTAATCTTTCAACTTCCGTTTTTAGCTTCTTTTCTAATTGCTTTTCTAACATTTTAACCGTTTTTTTATTGTGGCATTGCTGGCATTGCAATATTTCCCTAAAGTTCTATACGCTTATTTTCTATTCTAAAATGCCTATATATACGCTATATATACCCTTTTTTACTATTATTTACTTTTATACTTTTTTAGCTATGTTGCAATGCCGATACTTATAAATACTATAATTCTCAGCTTTTTAGGTGTCATAGCTAAACGCTTTTTTTGCAATGCCGTGCAATGCCGTGCAATGCCGTGCACTTTACCGGCATCGCACTGGCATTGCACTATGTTTTGCTTGCAATGCCAGTTTTTTGATAGTTTTTTTGCCTCCCGTAAAAATCAAAACGCGCCTGCCCGTCTTCATACCAACCCTTCATTTTTTTCATAATATCATGTATGAATTTTGTGTTTTGGCTGGTCATTTGGCCTAATTTTCCTTCGAACAATTCCGCGTATATTTCCGCTGCGCAAACCGCGTATCTTTCCTGCGTCCCTTCCGGCAAATCTTCCGAAAAATCGTTTCGCATGCCGGCCCTTACATAGTGGATCCGTTCAGGTAAAAGCTTATCGGACCAATCCGCCGGTAGCTTTAGTTTCAAAAACTCTTTTATTATGCCCGCCCGTTCGTCTACTTCGGTATGCGCTTCCCGGATCTTCGCCGCGTGTTCTTTTACCGCCACGGACATATCCAGGCTTTCGCCGCCTTCCCACCTGGTTAACGCTTCCGCCCATAGCTGGCTAACTTCATCGGCGTTCAGGCTACCGGGCGCGAATATGTTCTTTGTCGCCATTTCCGGGAAGGTCATAATAGGCACGTAGCGCCTGTGTTCGTGTCCTATCGTTAGAAAGTTGACCTTATTAGTTGTGGCTATGAAAATACACTGCCGGGGGTAACGTACCTGCGCCCGCCCGTAGGCAGGTCTGTAAAGGTCCTGCGGGCTACTGATAAACCTTTTTATCGCTTCCTGTTCTGCCTGCCTTAATCCTGCCAGTTCGCCTACTTCCATAATCCAAACGCCGCGTAGGCTTTCCATCCCTTCCTTTGTATGAATATCGCCCAGGCAATCGGAAAACCATTTACCCGCCATCCGGTTTACAATAGTGCTTTTACCTATACCCTCCTTTCCTATAATGGTTAACATGCTGTCGAACTTAATACCCGGCTCAAAAACCCGTGCTACGGCGGCTACGAACGTTTTACCGGTCGCCATACGTACATAAGGGTTGTCTTCAGCGCCTAAGTAATCAATAAATAGCGTGTCCAGTCTTTCTACGCCGTCCCAAACCAGCCCGCGTAAATACTCCCGTACCGGGTGGATCTTGTTATCGTTCTTAACCATACTGATTGCCTTGTCCAAATGTGTAAACGATATTTTGTAACACTCTAAATAGTGCGCTAAACAATCCATGTCGTTATCCGTGAAATCCTTATCCGCTGGCGTTACCTTGCGCCACGGCAGGTTCCCGGTAATAATCAGCCTGCTTTCAAATTCGTCGTAGGTTAGCTTATCTACCAGCCCGGCGTCGTTTTTCAGTACCTTATAAACGTTATCTATGCTACTGACATAAGCGCCGCCCTTACCTACTTCCAGCGTTTTAAGCCAGTCCGTGTTACCTTCGCCGGGCTCTT